AAACCATTAAATCCTATAAAAGTTCCATTGGAAATTCTTTTTAAAACCATAAATTCAACAGAAATTATACCTATGATTAAATACAATCCAGGAAAATCCTTCGAAAATATTTTTAGATTATACACTAATGGTCATATTTCCACTACTGGTTCAAAAATCCCCGATTTATATGTAAAAGACCAATTTAAGAAAAAAAAATTATTTGAAATAAGTAAGGATTTAGCGAGTAAAAAATCTATAGGATTTTATATTTATTCCAAATTTAAAGAACTTAATTATGAAATTTTCTGTACTATTCATGAAAATGGTAATATTGAAATTAAATGTTTATTAGATAAACTATTATCAGTTAGCGACATAGAAGAATTGATGGTATTATCTATAAATGAAAATATACTGAATAAAATTAACACATTTTTAAAACAAAAAGGCTATAATTATGTTACCTTTAAAAGTTTTGAACAGGAAAATATAACAATTAATAATATTAATTATAAATTTTCAGTACCAACCTCAAAAAGAATTAATATATCAAAAATTACAGGTTGCATTACACCATTTTTTAACATAAATAGTTCATTGAAAAGTAAAACCGCAGGAACATATAATTTAACTTATAAACGTGTTTCTAGTTTTCATCTAATGAATAGCATACTTTCTTTTATTACTATTCAAAAACAACATGCAGAATCCATTGAAAATATAATTAAACTTTTGATGAACAATTTTGAAAAAGATATTGATACTGAAATAAAGGCTCGTAATTATTTGCAACAATGGAGCGAAGAAATTAGAATAAAAACAGAATCATATGGAAATAAAAATAGAATTGTAGACAGTAATCCAGGATTTGAAACCATAATATTTAATGAAGTATTTCCCGAGACAACATTTTTATCTGTAATTATGCAAAATATAAATAATATACATTATATTCCTTTACTGGAAATTTATATTCATTCTATTGTTATTCTATTGCAAAAAAAAGAATTAGGAGAAGAATTATCTGAAAAAATAAATTCTATGTGTAAAAAAACATCTAAAAAAATTCAACATATAGAACAACAGCAAGTTGATATTGAAGAGAAGGTGTCTAAAAAAGACCCTATTATGTTTGAATTAGATGATGATAGTTTGGATGATCTTTCAGATTATTCTGATGGAGATGAAGACGATGATGAATTAGATTTTGGAGATTTAATGAATAAAGAAAAATCTGAAAATATGGAAAAAGAAGTATCTCCTGAAATGTCTGCAACAACCAGTATAAAAATATCAAAAACATTAGAAGAGCAAGAAGAAGATGATGATTTAGTAAGTGATGAAGAAGAAGAACTAGATTTAACAAAAGTGCCTTCTTCTGTTGTTAAAGAAGATAGTATTGAAGAAGTAAGTACTAAAAAAGAATTACCGGACCCAATACCTACTGCAAAATCGTTAAGTATTAAAGATGATACTATACCAGATAAATCTCCTGAAGAAGAAAATAGTAATTCTTCACTAGATGAACTTTCATCTTTATCTGAATCTCCAGGAGAAAGTGTTTCTCCCGAAATAGAATTAAGCAATAGTCCTCAATCCGAAAACAACGATAATAAAGAAGAGGATGATATTGAAGAAGATGATGATATTGAAGTAGGGGATGAAGAAATAGATTTTGGTTCGGAATTAGATGCAGAAAGTGATGATAGTTTGGAAAGTGAAGAGGAAGATTCTATTAGTTTTAATCAAGGAGGAGGGGCAGATAGTGACAATGAAGATAAACTAGATATAGATTTATCACAATATTCAATATCGGGATCGAAAAATATTTTTATGATGAAAAAAAGAGACAAAGAACCTGAATTATTTTTAAAGAAAGACCAACCACATTACAAATCTTACAGTCGTTCATGTCCTAATCAATATAGAAGACAACCTGTATTAATTACAGATGAAGAAAAACAATATATCGATGAAAAAGATAATGATGCTGGTATTAAATCATATGACGAATACATTCGATATGGTTCCGGAGAGAAAAAATACAATTACATTTGCCCTAGATATTGGTGTGTTCGTGATGATAATGGTAAATCTAGAAGTTTATCATTAAAACAAATTAATGAGGGTGAATGTGGTGGATGGAAAGCACTAATCCCTCAAAATGCAAAAAAAATTCCAAGAGGTAAAAGAATAGTTGAATTTACAGATGAACGTTTTCATAGAGAAAATGCAAAAAATACTACAGAAGATGATCCTGCCAGACGTCTCATATACAGACCTATGTATCCAGGTTTTCAAGATAAAAGTAAACATCCTGATGGATTATGTGTTCCTTGTTGTTTTCAATATCCCGGTACAAATACTTATGAAAAATTAGATGATGGTACATATAGAGATAAAGTTACAGGAGAAATCACAGAAGAACCCCCAAAAATTCAAAATATGTATAAACCATTTCCCAAACCTACATATGATACTGACGCAGATGGAAATATAAAACTGGATAGTATTAAGGGTGAATTACAAACAAGACCGAAATTAGCAACTGAACGCCGTGAAATGTTAGAAGTATGTAATGAGTCGGTTATATTAAAAAATAACGATAGTAAAGAACCATCTGGTTCTATTGTCAAGTCTAGAACAAGAGAAAAATTAGTTAAAATAGAAGATACTCCTACTATGCAATTTCCTCTTAAAACAGGACAATTGGGTTATATGTCTGCCGCTCTAGAGGGATTTTTGGGATTTAGTAGTAAAGATATTTGTTATACCTCTATTGGTAGTAACATTAATAAAAGATTGAAATTAAATGCGCCATGCATTCTACGAATTGGAGTTCAAAAAAATAGAAACCAATCTTTTTTATGTTTGCTTGCTAATGTATATAAATTCTATAATAATAATGATCAACAAGGTATTAAACTTACTTCACAAGTTGAAAGTTTAGAACAATTTAAACAACATTTTATAGATAATTTAACTATTGATAAATTTCTAATTGCTCAAAATGGAATATTACCACAAGTTTTTGAATCCAAAAGTAATATTGCAATCAGTAATTATGAAGACAGTTATTTCTTATCTAAAATAACCAAAAATAATAAATTAAAGAAAAAATTAATGTTTTCTTATGAAAATTTTATTAATTATTTCAAATCAAAAGATGTTTTTATAGATTATACATATTTATGGGACTTAGTTTGTAAACCTAAAAATGAAGGAGGGGTATTATTTAATGAAGGTATAAATCTTTTGATTTTTAAAAATGCAAACAATGATATGACATCTAAAATAGAATTAATATGTCCTTCGAGTTATAATTCTTCAGAGTTCTTCAACTCACATAAACCCACCTTAATGGTGTATAGCGAAAATAATTTTTATGAGCCTCTTTGCAAAATGACACGAAAGAATAATAGGAAATTATTTATTGTTAAAAAATTTTTTACAAATCAAACATTTAAAAAAATGAAATCTACTGGACTTTATCAAACAATAAAAAAAATTAAAAGTTCATTAATTGAGGGTTGTGAGCCAAAAAATAGTATACAACAATATACATTTTTATCAAATATCTCTCCACATGCAATAATAAAAATATTAAAACCTTTGGGATTTAATATCAAATCCCAATTCATTAATAATAATTTTCAAGTTATCGGATTATCTGTAATTAGTGACGGTAATACATTTTATTTACCATGTAAAGCATCTGGAGGTATACATGGATTAGAAATTGAATTTATAAACGATCAAATTCAATATCAATCATATAGAGAAACTTTTGAATTCTTAAGTAATATATATACAGTATCACAAAACAGAATACAATCTCGTCCTGTGAAAAAAATTGTTTCAGATGAACATGTTGTTGGTATTATTACTTCTTCTAACCAATTTGTTCCTATATTACCCGAACGATTAGATAATTCTAATGATGACATACCTGTTGAAAAAGCAACACATAAATCTCACGAACTTTTAGTTGATGATAAAATTTTAAGAACCAAAAAACGAGATATGGAGAGAAAAACTATAGTTAAAAAATTAACACTTGAAAATAGTTTTTATGGTCTTTTTAGAAACACTTTAAAAATAATTTTAAATTACCGTCAAAATTTAGAAAAAAAAGAAAACCTAAAGCAGATTATTAATAACCCAATATTAACATATGTGGAAAAAATGGAACAAATTAGAAGTATATTAAAATCTATGCTTAAAGATGTTGTTAAATTTGACAAAATAAAATTAAATACCCTTGAAGACTATGATAATATGATAAACTGTATAGGATTAAGAAAAGATATTTGTGAAGAAACTACTAATTGTTCTTATTTATTAAGAGATGATAATGGTATATGTCGTATAATTTTACCTAAAAAAAATCTATATAGCAGAACTTCCAATAAGTTATATTATTATATAAAATTAAGTGATGAACTTATTCGTTTTTCAAAAATACGAAAATATATATTTACTCCAAAATCATTTCTATCTTTCCATCATGTTAAATACAAAATTAATAGTGATGAAATTGTTTTATTAGAAGAATTATTCGATTCCTATTTTGATAATATTTCATTACAAACAAGCAATGAATTTATAAATAATGCAAATGTGTATGAAATTAGTGACCCTCTTGTAACTGTAAAATATTCTGATAATGTTGAATTAAAGGAAGAAGTTGAAAAAAGTATGAAAAGTATGAAAAGTAAAACCAAAAAATCAACAAAAACAAAAAAACCAACTAAAACCAAAAAAACCACCAAATTAGGAAAAACAAAACTACCTTCAAAAACAAAAACAAAAAAACCAACAAAAACAAAAAAACCAACAAAAACCAAAAAACCAACAAAAACAAAAAAACCAACAAAAACAAAAAAAGCAACAGAACTAGGAATAACAATATAATTTATAAATAATATTTCAAATAATAATATTATTTATATAGTGCCATTATCTTTTGTTTCATCATCGGTTGTTGCTTCATCGGTTGTTGCTTCATCGGTTGTTGCTTCATCGGTTGTTACTTCATCGGTTGTTGCTTCATCGGTTGTTGCATCATCTGTAGTAACATCTTCTATTACTGATAGATGAGGTGTTTGTGATGTTTCTACATCATCTTCATAAGAATTAAATATTTCTCTATCAATAACTGCATTTATTCTATTAATCATTTGCTGTGTATTTATATTATGAATAGGCCGTAGTAATGGCTCACGTAGTGCATTATTAGGAGGAGGTGTTCTATTTAATTCACTTCTAGGTGTAAATGGATTTTCCAAATCATATGATATATCAAAACCAAACTCATTACTAAATTCATCGTCTGTTTCTACTTCTTCTTCAGGAGTTTCTGAAGTAGATTCTGGTATTTGTGGTAAAGGTTCGGGTTCGGAAGTTTCATTTAACACGGTATCTATTTGTTGTAAAAGATCTCTTGCTCTATTTCTAGAATTTAATAAATTTGAAATATATTCTGGTGTGTTTGTTGATGATATATTAACTGATGGTGGTGTCGGATTTGTAGTTGTTGATGATGTTGTATTGGAATCTGGGATATCTCTTGATATATCAGTAGACAAATTATATGTAAAATTATTTAATAATAATGGAGGTAATCTGGTATTTGTTGTTGATGGGAGTGGAGGAGGACGAGATGGAAGAACATAATTTCTAACAATTGTATTCGTTTGAGGTGGTGGTGGCGGTGGAGGTGGTGGTGGAAGAACAAGAGGAATTGCCGGCCTTGCTGTAATGGCATTTCTTCTTCTCCTTCTCATTGTATTCGGCAGTGGTGGAGGGGTTAAACCGGGTGGAGGTCTAGGAGATAATCTATTATCTCTTTCTATCCTTCGTTGTTCTGCTCTCTCACTTATTGGCACATATCTTACAACATCACCTCTATCAAAACCAAATAAAGGCTCATCCTCTAATAACTTTTTTAATTTTTCTTTCACTCTCTTATTACTTTCTGCTTTAATCATAGGATTACATGAAAATTTTGATTCCAAATATAAAAATAAATGATTACTAAAAATTTTTACTGCTCTTTTTTGTACAGTATTTGAACATATTGATGACATAGTATAATAATTAATATCACGTCTATAATCATGCAACATATTTATTATATGCTCATATTTTTCAATATAACTTCCCTCTCTCATAAAAGTTAATATAGCCAATTCTTTTAATTCAGGATAATTTCGTATAGTAAACATTTTAATATCCAATTCATATTGGATATGTGATGTAATAAGACTTGGAATAATAAAACCTGTATCCAATATTTTTAAATAAATATTATATAAAGTACTTTTTGAAAATTCTATATTAGTATACGGATTTTTAACTTTCATAGGTACCACAAATAACTGATCTGTTTTTTTCAATGATAACATCCATAAATTTACTATATCACTCAAACGAAATTTATAGATTGTATTTTTTTCTAGTATGGAAATTAAAAACTTATCATTATACGTAGTTAAATCATTCATATATAAATCTTGTTGAATTTCACTATTAATTGCTTTTTTCCATAAATATATTTTTAAAAATGAATGCAATCTATTTTTTAACCTTTTTGCCTCAAAATACACCGCCTCAAATTTCACTTTTAAAACACTCTCATATCTAACACTTATATTATCATAAATTTTACAATCCTTTATCACTTCTTCTATATCAAATAAATCATCTATTTCATTCATGGAAATAGAATATTTGTCTTTTAGACATAAAAAAATTTTTTGTAGCAACATATATAATTAATAAATATAATATATTTTATTATATTATATTTTACTTAAAATCCTATATCATAATCGTCTGCTATGATACCACTATTTTCTCCAGTAATAAGTTTGCTATTATCATTCATTTTAATATTATTTTTTGAGCAATAATCATTGTCATCTTCAACCTTTAACATATCATCTATATTTATTTTTTCTTCCAAAGACTTAGACTCCATTTTATTTACTTCATTTATATCTAACATAACTTGAAAGGAACCTGTTCCAAAATATCCATCTTGTCCACACATAATATTAGATGATACACCAGTCATTAAATCCAATTCAGCATGTCGGGCTGCTCTCAAAAACATTTCTGGTGTTTCTTCAAAACTGGCTTTCGCAATAGGACCAATGTCGTCGTTATTAATACCATGTCTAAATACGCTTACCATCTTTTTTGTAGCACATATTCTATCACATAACATTGAAATATGATGATAATTGATATAATTTCCATTGGCTTCAAATGCTTCACTAATTTCCGTATAGATACATTGCCTTGCTGCTTCTATTCCTAAAGTTTTAAATACCTCTTGTATATCATTACTATATGTTCTTTTTGGGTCTATTGTATCTTTTGATAAAATTTCTTTTAAATTTTTGCCAACAGTATCCAATACCCATATATCAGTTGGTTCATAATTACCATCCTTTTTAATCATTTGATTTGCCACCTTACGAATAATTATTTTGGGAATACCCTTTATTCCTTTAAGAATAATATTATTCAAAATATTATCTTGTAAATTCTTCAACATATAAATTTCATCACTCTGGTCCAAATTCTTCTTCTTGCTAGACAACATTGATTTTGCATTAATCAATCTAATTCTAAATATTAAATTATCAGCATTAAAATCACTAAATACACAATTAATACTATTTTTAAGAGAATTTTTAAGTGCAAAATGAATATCATCCATCGTTATATTTCTATCCATCATATCTTCTCTTGATAATTCAATACGAATTACCCATTTTGAATGTTCATTAATAACTTCTTCTACACCACAATCTTCCATAATCTTTTTAAATTCATTATACTCCTCCAAAAGAATTCTATCTTCATCTATTAATGTTTCTTCCGGATTTGGATCATAACATATACTGATTGAATCAGTTATATCTTTGAGACAAGTAAATTCAAGTGAATATTTAATTTCTTGTGCTTTATCAATACTAGTCTGGTCTTCTTCCTTTAAATAAATGGTAGTCGATGGTTGCTTAGGATTTTCTGAAAGAGACAAAATCTCTTCAATTCTAGGAACACCCCTCGTAACATTGGATTTAGACGCTACACCTGCAAAATGAAACGTATTCAGTGTATTATGTATAATAACCCCATTGTCTTCCATAAAGGTTTGATTTGCCGGAACCGTTAAATCATATACATATTCACTTTGGTCAGGTGTATAAATCTCAATATGTTTGATTTCATCCCAAATAATTCCGGAATTTGCCGCTTGCTCCAAAATTCTCATTTCCTCTTGCAGAACACGTTTTTCACCAATGGCTTTTTTAAACACTTTAATATATTTTTGTAAGGTTCTTCTTCCAATAGTTGATTTTTTCTTCCATCGACCATAATTTCTACTCTGTCCCGGCAATTTCAAATCTTTTCCACATTTTGCAATAATTTCACCCAATCCTTCTATTTTATCCACATCATTAGATAAACTATGAGCATTTCTACGTATACCATAGTTGCACAATTCTTGTAATTTATCTGCTTTCAAAACAGAACCGATATGTTGTTGATATAAATTAGCATAACAATGGGCAATTGCGAAATGATAAAATGATTTTTTTTGTCTTATATTTTCATGGAATGTTGTGAAAATATCGAAATAATTCAACAATATTCCCATGTCTTTAACTAATTGTTGACTGCGAGAGCAACCGCGAATTTCATGATGTCCCTTATCACAATTAATATTTCCATCCCCATCCATATATCCTTGAATACATGCGGATTTGCATTCCAATGGTGCAGTAAATATGAAATCAGGAACTTTCTTTTCAAATGAATTTGGACCGCATTCTTTCACAAGAAATTCAGCAAGTTCTTTACAATTGAAAGATGTTGAAGTACTAGGTCCATATTCCCCCTGTTTTTTATTTATATAAACTTTATCACTAAACATTTCCCCTACAATAGTTGTCATATCAATATAATGTTGTGAGATATTTGTGATACAAACTCTATTACCATTACAATTTCCTTCTGCGATATAGGCACCAATAAACCAACCAAATAATTTATCCAAGACAATTGTATTTTCTCCAATTTCTACTGTTTTATTAACAAATTTGTTATCAATGTGTTTACAAACCGGTATTCTCATACCGACTTCTAAATCACTCCCTTTGATAGGTTGTACCTTATGTTCCTTTCTAGTTAAATGACTATGACTTAATGTAGTGGTTACTTTACGACCACTTTTAGTAGTAATCGTCACCATATCACCATTTACAGGATGTCTGCTAAAATGTGAAATTTTACTCCAAGAGGTCTTTTCATTTTCATCTACGCCCATAATATAATATTCTTCGTCCAGTTTATCCAAAAGAGTTTCAACACTATCTGGATGACCAGTTGGAAAAGTATACTCTGGATATTTTTCTATAAAACTATCACATAATTCTCCAATTTTATATTTTTTGTGACTGACAATAGTGTTTTTCCCTTGACGATTTATTTTTATGAGAGCATAGTTGCTATCATAATTCATCGACATTTGTGTAGTTGGTTCTCCAATACTCTGAGCAGCAATCATTCCAACCATTTCTCCAGGATGAACTATTGCTTTATTGTAATTCAACACAAGAGTTTCCATCAAATAAACCAATGCTTTTCTATTAAATTTTCTCATCATCAATAATTCTTTTGGTGTTAAATAAAACAACCATGCCAATTTAAATAATTCATTTGGTTTTGTAAGTTCAGTTTGATTAAGAGAATTCAAAGTTTCTTCCACTAACTCCATGGCTTCTAATGGTGTAATATCAACCATAAAATCACCTTGAATATATAACTGCTTTTCAATATTATTCATAATTCTATGAAAATGAACTGGAATATGTAACACAATATTCTTCTCCCCCTTAAATACATGTTTTACAATCTCATCTCTTTTTGTAATAAACATTTCTAAGTGTTGAACTAATTTTTTATTTAAAGTTTTTTGCTGTTTTCGCAGTCTTTTTGCAGCATCTTTTGTATAAGTTGTATTAAACAATGAATTTGTTTTATCCATCGGAACCTGAAAATGACTATATATTTCTTCTAAGGTCATTACTGTAAGAGGAAATTGCTGATTTTCCGTTTTTGTCGGATTAACACTATCATCCCCATAACAAAACTGAATAATTTTATTTTTATTATTTCTAACTGTCATATCATACTCAATCTTAAGATCTTCCATTGATTTAATTAATCGTCTCTGAATATATCCTGTTTGACTTGTTTTTACTGCTGTATCAATCAAACCAACACGTCCTCCCATTGCGTGGAAATATACTTCTTCAGGTGTTAATCCTTGAATAAAAGAACTTTCAACAAATCCTCTTGCCTCAGGACTATCATCAAATTTTGTATAATGAGGAAGAGTTCTATCTTCAAATCCTAATGGAATACGTTTACCATCGACATTTTGTTGACCCAAACAAGAAATCATCTGTGCAATATTAATAGTACTACCCTTTGAACCAGCATTTACCATAATAACAAATCGGTTTTCTGCCGACAA